GCTACGAATCCCGCAAGAGCACTAGGGTCTTTGGCGAATGCTGGATCGTCCTTAATGTAAATAGGAGTTACATCGTAACCCCGAAATGCATCAAGGCCACAACTTTCCCTGAAGTTTCCCTCAAGGAAAGATTTCTTTCGGTTGACTTTAAGACCAAAAGATTCGATCCAGTCAGCAACCTGGTGCGCATAGTTAGAGGGTACGATAATATCATCACCGTACACCCTAACCTGCCTAGCGGTTCGCCTAACATCCCAGAGCGAAGGTCTAGATCGACCTTGGCAGTAAAGAATAGCACAAATCGCTAACAAGGCGAATGTGATACTCTGAACTGGAAATGTTAAGGCGTTACCCATACCAGCGAACTTCGCCAAACGTTCATCTGAGTTTGTAAGCTCATTATGAACGTGTGAAGATCTACAATCGACCATGAGGCGATAGAAAGCTTCATGTTTCTCGAATGCCAAATGAACCAAAGAAAGGCTCATTAGGTCACTCGCAGAAGATAAGTCGAGTGTAGCCCATTCACCGGTACGAGAGCCGATCAAAGCTAATTCTTGATTATAGCTTTGATCAGTCAAAGCAAGAGACCGCTTTAACACAGAGCATCGGGTAATTGCTACCCTTAGATCTGTGTTGAGCCCTTGTTGAATAAACATATTCAACGCGGGCTCGACGGTGATCGTTCGTCTCGATATCGAGTTCTTCGGTACCGAAACGAGTCTCGCTAAGCCGCTACAAGACGGTTTATCAGGAGAGCCTGTAACTTCAGAAAGTCCAGACAAAGTATTGATGGAAAAACCATCAATACCGATCTGAACCTTTGAGACTTCTTCGCCTCTATCAGACGCGAGGAACGAATCAAAGCCGAAGGTACAGATGTCAAGGGATTCATCAAGAATGCCCTGACAGGCGAGCAGCCACTTCTGGTTGCTAGCAACTCCCTCATAAACGGCACCCGGACCATGTCGGGGACGTATCTTATCTGGTTCGTAAGAACCAAGTGAAGATAAGACAAATCCTCCGACACGTGAGAGCAGATCGACGCGTATAGAATCGAACTTCGATTCTGATATTCGGCGTTCTGCATCCCAGAAAGCTCCAACTGCTTTGATGTGCAGGGTTTTGTCCCTGGCATCACCGAGTCGGAGCTTCTTAAAGAGCTTAAGGGCCTCACGTAGGCACTTAATAACCCCGATAGGGGGACACTCTTTAAGATTTCCGGATTTTTCATCAAACACTTTGCACAGCAAACCCGAAAACAATTTCGGGAGAGCTCCTTCGCCACAACGTGAAAAGTGGCTTGGGCAGGCAAATCCGCCATACGCGAGCCCGTAGTCAACGGAATCGCATAGAGCGGCAAGGGCGACGGATAAAAAGCCGTTTCCCTCGTGTTTGAAGCGTGCCTTGATCGTGAGAATATCACGGTCGAGTCCTTTCACATCAGGTTCCAGTCTTTTGACGTCTGTCAAAAGACTGATTAGGAGTCCCAAAATGGGCGGACTTTTCATGCTACCTCCTTGAGGTTAAGCATTCCGAGTCGCGCTCATATGATCCTCAGAGCAGCGATAATCACTTATTGTGTTTATCGCCTAAAACGCCGATGTCAGTAATCAGACTAAGTGTACCGGGAAGGTCTTCATCAGGGTGATAAACCCCTGGAAGAGTCGACCCAGGCTTAGTTTTGATCTGATTATCTAATATCAACGCTGCTCTGATCAATGACCTCAGTAGAAGTCTCAAAATCGAAAGAAGTAACGATTTTAGGACTTCATCATAGAGGGATTGCATTGGTTCTCCTTACGGAGCGCCATAGCACCCCGAATGTGAAGGATCTCAAGCCCGATCAATAAGAGAGAACGTCTACTCTCAAGATTGGAAGTTGAGAAACTTCGCTGAAGTCACGTCCGTGTCAGCCAAAGTATCCGTCAATGCCTTCACAAGAGCCACCATATCGGCGGAAGTGAAGCCAAAAGGCGGAACCGAAACAGACAATGACACCCCAGCAGTTTGCTGAGATGTCAGTCCAGTGTAAGGGGAAACAGCGTCTTTCGTCAACTTTATTTGCATATAGTGACGATCGCCCGCCTTCCCCGAACTATGGTTGAAGGTCAGATAATACTTATCTGTGCCATCATGTTTGCGTTCGGTGCCATAACCATCGCTTCGAATAACGTAAAAATTCAAAGCGGGGGTTGGGGCTGCGGCTGCTACGGTAATCGGATCAATAAGCACAACTGCTCCTTACTAGGTAAATTAGCATAGCACCATGCCATGCTAACTATGGATGAACTTCGTTAGAAGAGCACCCAAGATCGCTAATTGGCCGGACGTCAGAGTTGACGTTCGGCTAAAGGTCTTCACATTTTGGAGAGTACTGATATCGATTCTCTTCTGATATCGGTAGCTATAGGCCGACGAAAAACACCACGGTAGAATAGTAGATCTACTCGTGAATGTAAACGGCGGCTGATAGATACGTGTCTCTCCAATTGAGGTCTCAACATCTAGGCTAGCGGTTGCATTACCTCTAGAAGTATAGGTAAGGAAACCATAGTTGAAGGTGCTATTGTCAAAGGTAAGAGTGTCCATAAGTTGGACATAATCACCGATGCCAGAGAACCAATCAACTAACCAAGTCCAGGGGACAAGATTATAGATGTCACCTGGAGTTAGGCTAGACCCCCAAGCCGCGTCAAGAAGTTCATGACGAAGCTTAGGCACCTCGATGGTCGGAAAATGCGTTGTTAGGTTTAGAGCACATCTAAGGCTCCATTCCCTTCGGGTTACTACTCCGAAGCTTTTCAACGATTCTCCGGACACCAAGTTGTAGAAGAAACCTGGAGTGCTGTCCATACTACTAATCCCCTTCATAGAGGATTTGTAGTTTGTGGCTAGTCCCCTTCGCTCGATCAGGTAGTTAACATGATCGGCGATCTTCTGAGGGAGCAGCAACATTTGCTTAACGGCCGAAACTGTAGAATCCCAACCAAACTTATAGTTTAAGTATTGGTTACCAGCGCCCTTGAAATCAAGGACGGTGGATGGAGTCCGCAGCAACTCAACGGTATTCCTCAACATCATAGGAAGATCTTTGAGTTCGGCGATGTTGTATGCAAGCTGAAATTTCTTGACTTCTGGTAAACACATGTTTATCAGTTTCAAGCCATTTGCTGCCATTTTATTGGCAGCAGATGCCACTTCAGATGCATACACAGCGTCAGAGTCGGCTTTAGGCAACCACAAACCTGGCCCCACACTCACGTTTCTTAGCACATTGTCAGAATTTGATACCTGGGTATAACGTGCCCCGGTACCTCCGACAACTGCTTCAGAAACATTAATCCC